CTTCTTTAAAAGGAAATTTTTCCCTGACTTCGTTAAGTCTGATTTGCAATTCGTCAAGGCCATTAAACTTAATTTCGAAGTCATCAGCCATTTTTGAACACCCTCTCGGTTGCCATGACTATATGAAATTCGTTCTTTTCTTGGACGTTGAATATCTCTTTGATAAGGAATGTTCGAGCTTGATATTGTATGGTCATGTCAGGAGTTAGGCCGGACATATAACGAAACGTGAATAGGTAGTTGAGTTCCGCTTGATACTTCTTAGCTTCGAAGTAATCATTGCCGTCAATTACATCCATAGCGGCTAGAATTGGATTCTTGAATAGAGTGGGGATTAGGATTGTATCCCCTGCTTCGTTGGTTCCTTTTGTGTAGGTCATAACGCTTATTCGGTATCGGAATGTTCCGATATTGATTCTTTTACTTAAGTTCAGACGCATAAAATCACCACCACTCAGGAGGCCATGGGATTACGGGAGGAGTTGGCGGGGGAGGAGTAGCGGCTTGTAATGCCTTGCCGTGCAGTTGCCCGATAAGGCTTTTGACGCCTATATCGTTATCCTTTATGGCCCCCATTTGTCCTGGATCATCGAACCACCGCGCCATCAATGCGGAGGCAAGCATTTTAGCCGTCGGATCAATAACGGCATCCGTTGACCAGTCATATCCTGTTGCCGTTTTAATAAAGTCATCGACGAACGGAAGAAGGATATCGAATTGCGGATAGTCCGTTGGGTCTGGTAATCGGAGCATGTCTGCGGCTTCTTGAGGAGTGAGGATGCTCATTTAATCCACCGCCTTAGACGAGCAGATAGATATCGACGACAGAGCCGTTGAGGGTGCTGTTCAGTTTTATGGTATTGCTCTCTATGGCTGTTGCGCTGGTTGTTACGGTTGGGGCTGTACTTTCCTTGACATTGTTTAGGTAGGCATTTAAAACCGTGTTGTGTGGCAGAAGATAAGGGATGCCGATCTTTTCTATAAAGCCGATTGAGATAGAATCCCCTGCACCGACGAGGACAGGAACAACGACTTGTGTTATTGTTTTGAATGCTTTTGCTCCATCGACTTCTGTTGCTCCATTGGCGGCAAGAGTTTCAGTGATTACGGCATTGGCAAAGTTGGTCCCTGTAATGACAACATTACCAGTTACTCCAGCTTGATTCCCTGTAATGCTCATGGCACGCGGTACCGAGGGGTTCGTGAATGCCGCGGTTATGGTTTGTGTTGCAGAAGTAAGCGCAATGCCGGAATGGATGCCCGTTGCACTTGCGGCGGTAGCATTGGTTGCGGATATTTGCATATGGGCATCGAAAGCTTGGTCTACGGCAACTCCGGGAGCATCAGTGCTAATCATTTCCCCATACGAGCGATTGAAAGGTTGTAATCCTCCCATGTTTCTTGCCTCCAATTTTTGTTTATTGATTTGAGAAAGGCGGCATTAAGCCGCCTTGTTGTTTGCGTGATAGACTAGGAACCCATTGTCATGAGGCAGAACGCTTCGCTCAATGCAGGTTTTCCATCAGCGATAAGCATCCCGCGATAGAGCACGCTTGCAGAGCTAAAGCCAGCGTCACGAGAGGCTTCAATGATCGGGGCTTGAGAGAAGTTCATGTAGTAGTAATCAAGGTCCCCGAATAGGATAGTGTTGTTTGGCATATAGTCATCAACCAAATAAGGATGGTTAAGGATTTTTTGGATAAACCCATTCTGCGGGTCCTGAGAAAAGATAGGTAATCCGGTGCTCGTTCTTACCTTCATCATAGCCGCTTCCATGAGGCTGTTGAACACCCAAGTTGCTCCGTTACGATACATTGTTTTCAGGGTGGCGCGGGCATTCACGAAGTCATCAAAGAGTAGCCCAGTAGATGCATAAGTGAGCGAGTTCGTACTATCCCATGTAACTCCGGGAATGATTCCTAGTGGTTGACTTGTCCCCACTCCGTTGAGGATTGCATTTTCAATGGCAATTGCAAGTTGATTGGACATTTGCTTGACGATGTAATTTTCAAAGGCATCGATCGTCATGACCATTGCGGCAATGGAAATTTGTGCATACTTGGCAAGCGTGTAGCCGCCCAGCACAACACCTGATACTGTGTCGTCGCCATAGCTTGCGACAGCAGCCTCAGTCGTCCACAAGGCGGCTGTGAGTGCATTGGCAACAGGCAGTACGACATTGCCAGGAATATAGGTATCACTAATGAAAGGGAAGAGAACGCTAATTTGGCGAAGCTTCTCGATGATCTTATCGTAGGTGGTTGTCGGTACAGCCGCCCCGCCACTTCCTACTGCGGTTGTAATGGCCCGTTGCTCAACATCGTTAAGCTTTTTGCCCTGGAGTGTCTTGAGATATGCCGAACGATATTCTGGCATTCCCAAAAGTTCGTCGCGCCCCATACCTTCGAAGTCAATGTTCCTAACTTGAGTTTGAGCTTGTCCAGCAGGTGCTGCGCCAACTCCGTAAGTTCCCATTGGATTAAATTGGCCTTGCTGGATTTGGGTAGCTCTATTTTCGGGAGGGAGTTCAGTAGTATTATTAGGAGTAGTGGCAAGAATAACTGGAGGAACTTCGGCAGGAATGCCATCGATCATGCTTCGTAATTCGACAATCTCAAGATTGATAGAATCAATCTCCTGCCCAATGGAGCGCACCTCGACTAGATCAGTTGAAGCGTTACTTTTTGTATTTAACTCCTGCTTGCGAGCCTCTTTTGCGGCCAATAATTTTAATAGTTTATTCTTCATCTATGTTCACCTTAGCCCTTCATTTTAATTTGATTCTTGAGCTTCAATAGTTCAAGCTCTTTGGTTGCCTCCTGGTTGCGTTGCTCATTCGAACTCTCCAGTTCTTTGGCGCGGGCATTCTCCAATGCCGCCTTAGCACTCTCCAGTGCTGTTGCGTCACGAGCGTTCAGGTCTGCTCCTGAGTAAGCAGGGAACGAAACCGCCGCTACCTCAAAGACTTTCCTTATAGATAAAATGGTTCGGGATGGCATGTCTGTGTCCAGCCCTGTCCATTCATCGTCACTAACGGAAAAAATAAAAGACATGCCGCTCATGTCTCCTCTAGCTATTGAACCATAAAGGGCTTTGGCATCGTTGTTATTTTCGATATCAAGGACAGCCCTCGTGTTAAGCCCTTGGTCATCAACCTGAAGTTGAAGCGTCGAATTTGCATTGTTGTTTCGACTTCTGGCGAGCGGAATATCATCTAGGTCATGATTAATAGAAAAAAGAACATCCGTAAAATCAGTTCTATCGAATGCTCCCCTTGCTATGGTTTCATTCCAGCAGTTATACATATTTGTTGTCTGCCCGAATACAGCCGCATGACCTTGTATGACATTTCCTTCTGGTTCTGCGGTTATATCCGGCATGGCGAACGATCTCTTCTCCGACTGACCAGGCCCTGCTATTGGAAAACTCTTTTTCTTACCCATTTATTAAGTTCCTCCTGTTCCGTTTGTTGTGCCCGTTGAACCTGTCGTGCCTGTTGCCCCCGCTGTTGGTCCTCTGCCGATACCTGCCATTCCCAACTGGTAAATGCTAGCTAAGTTGGCATCTATAAAGTTAAGAGACATATGCCGAACATTGCCACCTTCATATGGAGCCATGCCAAACAAAGATAAGATTTGATTATCGGTCAGGATTCCCCTATCGCCCAAAGCAGCAACAAAGGCCATCTTATTTTTAGTATCCATAAGCTCAAGATTCTGCTGGTAAAACTTAATTTCATGCCCAACGTCTTGCTCTCGTTGTGAGAAGAGACAGCTAGAGAAAGCTTGTCCCATTCCGATTACGATAGGTTGAATGGTCTTGCTGTAGAACGATTGGTATTGTTCGTCTGTGTAATCGCCATTCAAGATCGGAAGCGATACTCCGAACCACCTGAGCACTTTGTTTTCCAAAAACTTCAACGTCTCAGCATCAATCAGTTTTGGATCAATCGTAAGAGGGGTATACTCTCCTTTTAAATCCATAGGTAGTATCCCGGTCGATCCATCGCTAATGGCTTGCTCGAATCTCAGGCGCTCTGCTCGGAGCTTATCATCATCCATTAAGGTGTTAATCTTGAGCACACCACGAACTGAGAGTGTTGTCTTTATTGCTTTGCCAATACCCTGGAGCACAACGTCATTAATAGCCAATACATTCAAGAGGGCTGTATTGTCTGGATGACCTGCAATACCACCGCCCATAACGTCATTAATGCTGAACTTTTTACGAAGATGAATAACATCGGCATAAGGAAGGGTGTAGCTACTGCCATTAAAGAAGAAAAATTTAATAAACATTACGTTGTTGGCGTCTTGCAAGAATTCTACCTGAATAGGATTGAGAGGATAAAAGGCCGTGTAGTACCTATCGGTGCCGCCTCTCTTGTCAGGAACGAGGTTGTACACCGGATAAATGAAAGAGTTATAATTCAGGAAGAGTTGCCAGACTACCTTCTCCAAAAAATCACGAGTGGACATTAGATCATTTGGAGTAAAACGAAACAAGCGATTGAAGTTATCGCCTTGAAGTGGTGCAGGTAGGCCGTTGTCGTCGATCGTGACATGTTGCGGAGTTAACTTGCTACACTCAGCCGCTATACAGTCAATACACATCTGAACAACGTCAGAAGCATATATACTCCGTCCGAACTGGGTAAACATCGGCACATATCCATCAAGGAATTTTGCCATCTGCATCCCTGTTGATTTTACATTGCCATTAAATAGGCTTTGTATTAGCCCCATTAACCACCACCTCGATCAGCCTTAGATTTAGCAACAATAAAGGCGTATGCCATGCAACATACACCAAGGATAAAGAAGCCTATGGGGATGTAAAGCAGGAAACCTCCGAGAGACAGGAAGATAGCCCCAATAATAAACAGTAGATCATCCACGAATCCATGGAGCGCCTTAATTAACGTATGGATAAAGAGGATAGCTAGTTTTAGGAATCTTGTAAGTTTATTTTTCACGGCATCACCACCTTTAATTAGAAATATTATCCACTTACAGCCTTCATGTACTCTGTTCGATAGCATTAAAACAGCATAGCTTATTATCATCGTGACGCATCCATCTATGCGATTC